CTTGGTCTCACTCTGAAATAGGTGGTCGTAAAGAACAAAATAGAGGTCAACGCAAAGCAAATAAGCATTCATGCTATGATTCATCTAAAGATTCGTGGAGTGGTCGAAAGGACTTAGACTAATGGCAAAGACAGCAGCTTGGCAACGTAAAGAGGGTAAGAACCCTGAAGGCGGCTTAAATGCTAAGGGACGTGCTTCTGCTAAAGCAGAAGGTCACAACTTAAAGCCACCAGATTCTGCTAAAGAAGCAAATAAGTCACCTAAGTCTGCTGCACGTCGTAAATCTTTTTGTGCACGCATGGGTGGAATGCCTGGTCCTATGAAAGATAAGAATGGCAAGCCAACTCGTAAGGCTTTAGCATTACGAAAGTGGGATTGCTAATGGCTAAAGGACCTTGTTGGGATGGTTACGTTCAAAAAGGTATGAAAATGAAAAACGGTAAGTCAGTTCCTAACTGCGTACCTGCCGGATCAGATAAAAAAGTTATTAAAAAGAAAAGAAAGGCAAAGTAATGGCTGCTGCACCAGGAAATAGAGGGGAAAGACCAGCGTGTAGGTTTTGTGATAGGCCTGCCACTCAATTGGCTCACCCGGACTATAAAGAACTAAACCATAACTATCTAAAACAGCTACGTCAACCCGCAACACTTCGTAGCTGCCCTGAAAGGGCGGTATGTGATTCTCATTTAGATTCCCATTATGATATAGCTAATATTAATGCCGGTGTTAAGCCAGAACCAAAATCAGAGGTATCGTGCCCAGACTGCGGCGAAAAAATGCGTAATCTTGAAATGGGCGACCACGCTACTCAACATAAAGTAGAAAAAGAGGCGAACCGTATTGTTTCAGAGGAACAGTATGTTGTTGATAGGAGACGTGCGGAGCAAGGTATTCACAGACATTACAAAGAACGTCATGCCCGGCAGCAAGACGAACAGGATGCAAGAGTAGAAGCGATTAGAAATTTTGTTACGCGTTTAGGTCATCTTGCCGATGAAGTACATGCAAGAGCACAACAGCATATTAGAAGAAACTGGCCTAAGACAGGGGAAAATTATGAGGATTATCCTTACGAATGACAACTAAGAAAAAAGAAGTAGCTAGCGGCAAAGAGTATAAAGGCTCTGCTGCTAATGGTGGCCGTAAAATTATCGTTGAGCATTATAAAAAAGACGGTAAGTGGCACACTACTTCAAAGAATGCTGCCAAGGCTAAGTATGAAAAAACACATGGTAAGCTACCTAAAGGTACCGATGTAGACCACAAGGATGATAATCATGATAATGATTCTTCCAGCAATCTGCGCCCACTCAAGCATGGCAAGAATACTGCCAAGGAGAATAAGCGCAGAGCTGGTAAGAAGTCCTAAACCTTTAAATATTTAGGGCAGAGTTTAATCCAATGCTGAACTAGCTTGTGATCCCTTTCACCTGGATTAGAATACCAAGCTGACCAGTTCTTGCCACCAGAACTCATCCTGTAGGCGATCTGAGCGTTCTTAACAGGGTTTGTTAAGTCAGACTTATGCTTAAGGTGAAACTGGCTTAAACGGCCCTTTAAAGGCCCGTAAAGGTTAATCTGGAACATGCCATAAGAATCATCACCAGTATTGGGATTATAGTTATGAGCAAGTGGATTTCCGTGAGTTTCCTTCATGGCAACAGCCCAAGCTACTTTTAAAGAATGACCTTTAAACCCCACCAACTGTAATAATTGATAGAGCTGTTTTGGGCTTAGCTTTTTATATGTTTCGAATTTAATTAAGGGTGTAAAACATTTTCCAGCAATTGGGGCTGGAACCTTAACTATGACAGCCTTAGCTGTGAAAGTTAGCACATTTGATATTGTTAGTAGGAGTGCTAATCCTAGTACTACAAGTTTCCTTTTGTCATTTATATTCACACTATCTCCTCGGCTTGAGAGCCAACCCGAATCTTTACCTAACTGTCACTTAGATAAAAATAGCCCAGCGTCTGTCTGCTAGGCTAGTTGCAACTCTTTTTGTTTCGTTGTTAGTGTCGAGAGCTTTACCCCTCTATATAATATTCTACCAGTAAATACAGGGCTCACGCAACCAAGAAGTGTGAGATACTAATATCTTACCGTTGAAAGGGTAATATATGTCAAAATGTGATAATTGCCACGAAGATGCTTATTATAAGATAGAGAACAACTGGGCTGCTATCCAGCATTTTTGTGAATACCATCTGCCTGCAATCTATAATAAAAAACAACTTCCTGATTTTATAAATAAAGTGACTCCCGTTGCAGAACCTATTATAGAAGAAGTTAAGCCTAAGAAGGTAAAAAAGACAGCAAAGGCTGATTAATGAGGGTTGAGAGGGTGATAACTAAGCAGGGGCACGCTGTTCCTAAAACAGCTGGGTATCCAAAAGGACCGTTTCCACCTGAGTTATATCAAAGCCCTGAACTAATCACTGATTATGTACCCGTGGATGAAGACGTTCCACATGGTGGGACTGCACAAAACAACTTTGTAGAGCCTAAAATATTTAGCTGCAAGTTTTGCAACGAGCTTATCTATGAGCATAAAACAGTAGACCATAAATGTGAGGGCATATTAAATGGCAAAAACGCATGATATCGGTAATTTTTATTGGCATACTATGGTGTATCCAATAAAACCTCCTGTTCTATTTGATAGGGCAGAGACCCAAGAAATTGAATACCCTTATCGTGGAGGAATGGGTTGGGCAATAAGAATTCCATTTACTAGACTATCTTTGGTTATAGGTATGTGGAAAGAAAAATATAGTGAAGAAATAGCACTAACAAGAGCTATAAATGGCAGAGGTATATCACAAGGCGCTGTTGATTGGGACGCACTAAGATACGGAGTAAACTATGAAGATATTTAAGAGCAAGTACACTAAAGAGTTAACCCGCGTACAACGCAGAGTTAAATCACTGCCAACTGCAGAACTCCTAGCATGGACAGATCAAATCATGTATTCAGTAGGTCGCAACCTATCTGCATGGCAAAAGAGTCAAAATAAAGCTTCTTTAGAAGAAGCAAGACTAGGCGCTGAGTCTTTACACGCCATATTAGATACGCTTAATGAGAGAACCTCTATATGAGAGATCTTGAAGAAGAATTAGAACCCACTTATGAAGGTAGTGAAGACCTTGATATGGAGTCTGATTTTCCACCAGAGCCAATAGAAGAGCTTGATGAGCTCTCTAAAGAATTTGTTAAGGCTCTTGTAGATAAAATTATGCAATTTATGGAGATGTTAGTAGGTCATGACCTTCATAATTACCAAAAACCTCTTGCACGACGTGTTATTGAGTCAGTAATTATAAATGATGGTGAAGAAGTTACCGCATTAGCTTCACGTCAGTCAGGTAAATCAGAGACTATAGCCAATACTGTGGCAACTTTGATGGTAATTTTACCTCGTCTTGCCGTTATTTACCCAGAGTTGTTGGGAAAGTTTGGTGATGGCATATGGGTAGGAATGTTTGCACCTGTTCAAAACCAAGTTGAAACTCTTTACGGTCGTACAGTATCTCGTTTAACATCTGAAAGAGCTATGGAGCTCTTTGGTGATCCCGAGATTGATGATATCCCTACAAAAACTCCCGGTGTTACTAAGAACTTAAAGCTTAAGAAGTCGGGATCAACACTTATGATGATGACAGCTAACCCAAGAGCTAAGATTGAATCTAAATCCTTTCACTTAATTATCATTGATGAGTGTCAAGAAGCAGATGACTTTGTAGTCTCTAAATCTATTTCACCTATGGGTGCGTACTATAACGCTACTATTGTAAAAACCGGTACACCAACAACACATAAAAATGGTTTTTACAGGTCTATTCAACTAAACAAGCGTAGACAAACTGGAACAAAATCTAAGCAGAACCATTTTCAATGGGACTGGAAAGACGTATCAAAAGTTCAACCAAACTATGAAAAATTTATTAAAAAAGAAATGCTTAGAATTGGAGAAGATTCAGATGAGTTCCAACTTTCGTATAATTGTAAGTGGCTCCTTGAAAGAGGAATGTTTATCACATCCTCAATCATGGACGACCTTGGAGATACATCTCAAGAAATCGTTAAGAGCTACTTTAAGTCGCCGGTTGTTGTGGGCGTCGATCCCGCTCGTAAGATGGACTCGACGGTTGTCACGGTTGTTTGGGTAGATTGGGACCGTCCAGATGAATATGGTTACTATGATCATAGAGTTTTAAATTGGCTTGAAATTCAAGGCGATGATTGGGAAGAACAATACTTTCAAATACAGCAGTTCTTATCTAACTATGATGTATTAGCTATTGGAGTAGATGCTAATGGTGTAGGAGATGCTGTTGCCCAACGACTTAAGATTCTTATGCCTAGAGCTGATGTTATCCCTGTAACCTCTAGTCCTACAGAACAATCAAGGCGATGGAAGCATTTACAGGCACTGATTCAACGTCAAATGGTTTCATGGCCATCCCACGCTAAAACTCGCAGACTCCGTGTGTGGAAAAAGTTCTATCAACAAATGACAGATGCAGAGGTTCAATATAAGGGGCCTAATTTTTTAGTAGCAGCTCCTGATGAAACTCATGCTCATGATGACTTTGTAGACTCATTGGCTTTAGCTTGCTCTTTAACTCAGGAAATGGTTATGCCAACTATTGAAGTAAGCTCTAGTCCTTTCTTTTAATTTACTGTGACAAAACCCTCAGTACAGGCGAGAATTAACCCTGAGGACCTCAATCCCAAACCTATAGGAGAAATAAAAATGGCAATGGAAAATATTGCACCTACGCCTCAGTTCCCTGAGCGCCCAGGTAGTTCTTACGAACGCAAGTTTAGCCCAGCAACACCAGGCCTTCGTGGCCCACTTCGCTTTGAAGAAGGCGTTGCAACAGACACCGATGTTCCAAATGATTTTCAAGTTGGATTGGACCAAGGTTATGATGTTCCACCTGGACGTCCTAACCACAACATGAACGTCATGGAAAAATATGCTGAAGAGACCATGAAGGAGCGTGCCCATGTTGGTTCCGCTGCTTGGGTTGAAGCTCCAATTTATCTTGGAGAGTTTGCACAAGGTAACTTTGGTGATCACTCTGTAGTAACTATTGAAGAAGAGATTCGTAGCGGTGGTCGCTATAACCGCATGAACCCAGCTTCAGTACAAGACTAACACTGTATACTAATAGTGTTTGGCCCCGTAAGGGGCCAACATTGTTGAGGGAGATCAATGCCAACTGTTCCAACTAATCCAAAACTACTTGAAGCTATCAGAGCCAATGCTAAAGCACGATACCCTAAACGTAGGGGAAAAGGAACAACTCCACAAGCTAATAAAATAATTAGTCAACAGTATGCGGCATCTGGTGAAGGATATACAAACTCAATAAAAAATGTAGACCCTAAGAAACGCGATCTTAAAGCGGAAGCTAAAAAGCGTGAAGCTTCTAAACAAGCCCGTGCTAAGAAAAAAGCTAAAGATACAAACACACTGTATATTAAAAAATGAGGGTAAATATGATTGGATGTAACCAATGAGTGGTGGTATGGATTTTAGTCCTCCGTCCTATAGAGCGGCGTCGAGTGACTTAACAATCTCAATTTCTCCACTAGGTCTTGTAGAGCTAGCTGATGAAGAGTTCGAAGTACATGGTCCACGTCTAAATCGTTACTCACTTAACTGGGCAATGTATCTAGGACATCACTGGTCTTATCGTCGTGAAGTAGGCGAATCACAGATGGTATACAACTACTACCGTGCTTTTACAGATTTTATTATTAATTTTACATTTGGACGTGGAGTTTCATTTAGAAGCCCATTAGCTACAGAAGCTATCATTCCCGACATTTTAAAGCGCGTGTGGGAGATTGACAATAACAAACACGGCATCATGTGGGAGATGGGGCAACAAGGCGGAGTATCCGGAGATTGCTTTGTTAAGGTAGCCTATGAAGAGGCTTACGAAGATTCAGTAGGTGGAATGCATCCTGGAAGAGTTAGGGTTCTACCACTTAACGCCTCATTTTGTTTTCCTGAGTTTCACCCGCATGATCGATCACGTTTAATTCGTTTTAAGCTTAAGTATCGTTTCTGGGGTACATCTGTAGAAGGTACTCGTCAAGTTTACACATATACTGAGATCCTTACAGATGACCGTATTGAAGAATATATTAATGACGAACTTATTGACTCTAGACCTAACCCTATCGGGGTTGTACCTGTTATTCATATCCCTAATACTTTAGTTTCGGGTTCACCTTGGGGCCTATCTGATTGCCACGATGTTATTACCCTTAATCGTGCATATAATGAAACAGCAACCGATGTAGCTGACATTGTTAACTATCATGCTGCCCCAGTTACAGTTATTACTGGAGCTAAGGCATCCGCCCTAGAGAAGGGCCCTAAAAAGGTCTGGGGTGGCCTTCCAAAGGACTCAAAGGTCTTTAACCTAGAGGGGGGTGGGAGCGGGCTCATGGGGGCTCTAGAGTACCTTAAAATGGTTAAAACGGCCATGCATGAAATGATCGGGGTACCAGAGTCAGCTCTTGGTCAAGTTCAACCTATTTCTAATACCTCAGGCGTTGCTTTGTCTATTCAGTACCAACCATTAATGAACCGTTACCAACAGAAGCTTGTTCAATATGGTGAAGGATTAAGACGCATTAATGAGCTTGTACTTCGTACTCTGGCTTTTAAAGAGCCTGAGATGTTTACCTACAACCCCGTATTTAATGGGCCTATTAAGGAAAACCAACTCACACAGCTAGATTTGAACAATCCTCTTACATACGAGACCATTGTTCATTTCCCTCAACCTCTTCCACTAGATAAGCTAATTGTTCTCAATGAAATCCAGTCGAAGATGAATCTGAATCTTGAAAGCCGTGAAGGTGCCCTACGTCAGCTTGGTGAAGAATTCCCAGCAGAGAAGCTAGAAGAAATTCGTGCAGAGCTCATTAAGGATGCAAAAGCTGATGGGGCTATCAACCTTATTAAACAACAGATTAACTCCGCTATCACTTCCCTAACGGGAATGATGCCAGACGGTACAACTCCACCAGGAGCTGCACCAGGAGATGGAACTGGTCCTGGACCTCTAGGACAGCCTGGAGTTATTACCTCATTTGAAGAACAGACTCTTGCTCAAATGCAATCTGATCTGGTTACAGAAGCCTATGGTACTAAGATGCCACAATGGCGTGCAGCCGATAAAGATGGTGGAGCAATGGATGACTTTAAAGGACAAACAAATTAACTTTTAGCATGACTACAGGACAAATGTTTGTCATGCTATATACCAAACAAACTCGCAGGTCATCGTGGCACTAAATCGGACAACGACCTATAAACCTAAAGGAATAATCATGTCAGAACAAGCATCTCCAATTGTAACGGATGCAGTGGCTCAAGAAGCTTTTCAGATGGAAGCTAAAGGAACCCCGGCTCCTACAGCAACTAACACAGTGGCCTCTTCTCAGTTCATTGAACAGAAGACATACACTGAAGAAGATCTCAAAAAAGTCCGTGAGCAGGAGAAAAATAAGCTCTATGATACAATTGAATCGCTAAAAGGAGAAGTTACGCTTCTCGCTAAAGATCGTGAAGAACGTCTTGCGGAGGCAGAAAAAGCTAGAGCAGCTCTTGAAGAAGATGCTCGTAAGAAAGCTGAAGCTGAACTGGATACACGTCAACTACTCGAACTAAAAGAAAAAGAGTGGCAGTCACAGCTTGAAGAAGTACGTAACGAAAACGCACGTAATCTCGCATTAGTAGAGCGTGAACGGCAATATGCTGCGATTACAGAATATCGCAACCGTCGCGTTCAAGAAGAACAGGATAATATTATCCCTGAGCTTGTAGATCTAATCTCAGGAAATACTCCAGAAGAGATTGAAAATAGCATTACTAACCTTAGAGATAGATCCTCTAAGATTTTAGATTCGGCACAGGGTGCTTTGCAATCAGCTCGTCGTGAGATGGTTGGTACAAAAACCACTTTGCCTCCAACCATGGAAAACAATTCGGATCAACAACAGTTTACAGCGGAGCAAATTGCCGCAATGTCGGTTACTGAATACGCAAAGGTTCGTAGTCGTCTCGGAATGGGACGAAATTCGGACAAAGGAATCTTTGGTTAAAAACTAAATAAATATAACCCCCCCATACCCTAACATATATGAACAAGGAGTAACACCGACATGGCATCAGCCGTAACAGGTACCGGCAATTTAGCCGCAGCACCTACAGCGTACTCTGGCGCTAACAGCCAGCTTACACAATCAATCCAGACCATCTGGTCTAAGGAAATTCTATTCCAGTCAATGCCTATCCTTCGCTTCGAACAGTTCGCTGTTAAGAAGACCGAACTAGGCGTCGCACCTGGTCTCCAGATCAACTTCATGCGTTATAACAACCTCGGATTTGCCGCACCTTTGGTTGAAGGCGTCCGTATGTCAACAAACGCACTAACAGCACAGCAGTTCTCAATTACTGTTGCTGAGCATGGATACGCAATTGCAGTATCTGAGCTACTACTTAATGCTTCCTTCGATGACGTAATGGCTTCTGCTTCACGTCTTCTTGGACGTAACATGGCCCTCTACCTTGATGGACAGGCTCGTGATACACTTATGGCCGCTTCATCCGTAATCTACGGTGAAGATCGTTCAGGATTGTACTCAACAGCTTCAAACGCTGCTGGTAACAACCTTTATGCTTATGGTACAAATGGTACATCACGTGCGTCAATGACAGGTAACTTCTTCCTCTCAACTCGTACCGTTAAGGATGCTGTCGAAACATTGGCAACAAAGAACATCCCACGGTTGGGTGAGACCTATGTCGCATTCGTTCACCCTCACCAATCACGTCGTCTTCGTGATAACTCAGAGTTCATTGAAGTAACCAAGTACGCAGCTCCAGGTAACTTCATGCTCGGTGAAATCGGTCGTTTGTACGACACAGTATTCATTGAGACAACTCAGATCTCTAAGGTCACAAACGGTTCAGGTACTAGCTACACAACCGACACAGCAGTGGCCCCAGGATCAATTACATATCCAACTGGCGGAGGTTACACCACCCCAGTACTAGCTACCGGTAACGGTGGATCTGATCGTTATTCCGCTATCTTCATTGGAGATAACGCATTCGGTCACGCTATCTCACTTCCAGTTGAGCTCCGCGATGGTGGAATTCTTGACTTCGGTCGTGAGCATGCACTTGCTTGGTATGCTATCTACGGCCTCGGTCTAATCACCGATCAGTCTGTAGTAATTGCAGAAACAAACTAAATAAATACCTTGGGGGGAGGCAGTAGCCCTGTCTCCCCCTATTCCAACTAACTTACTAGGAGAATAAAAATCGTGTCAAAAGCAAAAGTATCAGACGTTACAGGACGTCAACGTGAAGAACAAATCAAGGCAGTAGCCCAGCAACAAGCTGAGCGTGCAACTGAAATTACAATGGCTACACAAGTCAAGGCGTATAAGGATGAAGTAGAGGTTACAGATCTAACTGATAATCCAGCCGCACCTACAATTATTGACGACGTAGAGAGCGTAGGGGTAACCCTTGCAGATGATCAAGTCGTTATCCGTGTACTAGAAACTTTAGACATGATGACCTTTGGTGCAGGACAATATTATTCATTTGAGGCGGGAAAGAAGTACAAGGTATCTAAAGCCTTGGCTAACCACCTTGAAGAAAAGGGTTATGTATCTAACCGTTTGTAAGAGGACATAGTTTCCTCTATAGCCCGCTGATCCCGACAACCGCCCTCCTGTCGGGATTAGCCTTTTTAGGCTGACTAATTTAAGAATTTATAAGATGATTAGCACAAGGATACCTTTGGAGGATCGATGACCGCCTCAGTACAGCAGCTTTCAGATAGATTGAGAGCAGAGATTGGCGATATCGCTAGGTCATTTACAGACACGTTTACTGGAGACGGCGTTACTTATCGCTTTCAGCTTTCTCAAGCTCCAGTTCAGGGGTATACCTTGATAGTAATGGTTAATGGAACAGATATATCTTCTCATGTAACTATTGAAGAAGGTGTTGGCGTACTAACTTTTGCAACTGGATACACTCCTGCAAACAATGCAGTGGTCAAGATATACGGTCAAGCTTATCGATACTTTACTGATTCAGATATTAGCTACTATATAAATACAGCTTTCTTTCAACATGCAGGCCACACCACAGATACTCATGGTGCTCGCATAAGTCAGATATCTTTGCTACCACCTATTGATGAATACCCATTAGTTCTTTTGGCCTCTACTATGGCTCTTTATACACTAGCAAATGATTCAGCATTTGATATTGACATTATCTCTCCAGACGGCGTATCGATTCCTCGCTCAGAACGTTTTCGTCAGCTAAACGAGATGGTAGAAATTAGAAAAGCCCAGTATAAAGAACTTTGTGCAATGCTTGGTGTAGGCATGTACCGTATTGAGGTATCAAGCCTACGTAGAATCAGCCGTCTTACCAACAGATATGTTCCTATCTATCGACCACAAGAGATTGACGATTGGTCTCTACCGCAAAGAGTTAGCCTTCCTATGCCAGATTATGGAGATGTTACTCCTCCTACACCGGTTCTTACACGAGATATTTCTCTGTACGCTGGAGATGACTTCCTTATGAAGTATCAGTTTGGATTTGACCTTACATATTACACTCCTAAAGGCCAGGTACGTCTATACACTCAGGGAGACCACTCCCAAGTTGGTCCAGTACTTCTTGCAGATTTTACTATCACCAAGTACTCTGTAAATACCAACAGTGTTGTAGATGGACTTATTGTCTCACTTCCAGCAGCTAAAACTACTAACTTCCCAAAAACAGCCTACTACGATATACAAATGACAGGTCCTGACGGTCTTATAAAGACCTATGTAACAGGCAAGATTTTTTCAGAAGAACAGGTGACGACTTGAATACCATTTGGCAACCTAATCCCGCCTATGGCTTAGAAATACCAGACGTTACTACGGTCATACAGCCAGCAAACATTGTTCTTACTGACCCTAGTACTCAAAACCCACAACTAGGGTTTAAATATACACAAGGCACTCCATCAGCTACATGGACTATTTCTCACAATTTAACCTTTTATCCAAATATTACTGTAGTAGACTCTGGAGGTAGTGTTGTTGAGGGGGAAGTCTCATACCTTAACTCTAACACCGTAGTATTAACATTCAGGTCAGCTTTTAGCGGAGTAGCTTATTTATCCTAAGGAGATAATTAAATGGCACGTAAGTTTTTAACCCCGATTGATTTAGGCAAGCTTGAGCTGCAAAACGCAGTTATTCAAAACCTTGCTACGGCACCTTCATCTCCTGTTAAAGGTCAGATTTACTTTGACACAGTAGAGAACGAACTCTTTACTTGGAACGGTACTGTTTGGAACCAAGCAACAGGTATCTCTATCGGGCTTCTTTCAGCACGTCCAGCATTTGGAGCTGCAAACACAGGAACTTTCTACTACGCAACAGACAACTTTCTCATGTACTACTCAAATGGTACTTCGTGGCAGCAAGTAAATAACTTTGGTTCTGGACTTTCAACCGCAGCTTCTGTAACTCAGACTCAAGCTGATGGAACATCCACCACCTATGCCCGTGCAGACCACTCTCACGCTGGTCCTGGTTTTGGTAACGTCACAGCTCAGACAACAAACGGAGCTAGCTCAGCTAACGGTACAGCTGCAACAGTTGCTCGCTCTGATCACTCACACGGTACACCAGCTCTTACATCTGTTACACCTACTAACACAACAACCACTTCATCTACAGTCGGTACGGGTACAGCAGCAGCTCACGAAGATCATACACACGGCCTTACTCCAGCTAACTTTGCTCTATCAGCTTTTGGTGCACCTACAGCTGATGTGGCTTGGGGTGGTTACAAGATAACAGGACTCGCAACACCAACTGCTGGAACTGACGCAGCAAATAAAAACTATGTAGATGGAGTTGCACAAGGGCTTGATGTAAAGCAATCTGTACGTGCAGCTACAGCAGCAGCCGGAACTCTTTCTACATCATTTTTTAATGGTCAGGTAATTGATACTAACGTAACTCTTGTTACTGGTGACCGTATTCTTATTAAGGACCAAGCAACGGCTTATGAAAACGGTATTTATACCGTAAATGCTTCTGGCGCCCCAACCCGCGCAACTGATGCGGATAGCAGCGCAAAAGTTACAACTGGAATGTTTGTATTTGTTGATGTAGGAACAAAAAATGCAGATACAGGTTGGGTACTTACCACTCCTGATGCAATTGTTTTAGGAACCACTGCTCTTGCATTTACACAGTTTTCTGGTGCGGGAACTTACACAGCTTCTAATGGCGTAACTCTTACAGGCTCTAACTTTGTCTTTACCCCGCTCTCAACAGGTGGTTTGCAAACAGGCTCTACAGGAGCTTCCATCCTATTGCCTTCAACTTCAGGTTTGACAACTACCGCTTCAGGTCTTGCTCTTAATCCAACAAGCACAGGTGGTTTGACAACTAGCGCCTCTGGTGCCTATATCCTTCTTGCAACTAACTCAGGTCTTGGAACTAGCGCAAGCGGTTTGGCAGTTGGAGCTGGCACAGGTATTTCGGTTTCAACTGGCACAGTAGCGATTGATACAACAGTTGTAGCCCGAAAGTTTTCTCAGACCTTGTCTACTTCAGCTACCACATACACAATTACTCATAACTTAGGTACTCTAGATGTACTTGTACAGCTTTATACAGTATCCGATGGGTCAGAAGTAATTGTTGATAATCTTCGTGCTACAACTAACACAGTTACACTTACCTTTGCTGTAGCACCTACCGCAAACATTTACCGCGTTGTAGTTATTGGCTAATAAGGGAAACCTAAATGTCAAAACAGTTTTTATCCAACCTAGCCTTATCTAACTTATCCTCTGATCCTGGGTCGGGTACTACTGGAGAACTGTACTACAATACTACTTCTAGCTTAGTTAGAGTTTATAATGGCACTGCTTGGTCGTCTATTACTGGTGGTGGCGGTGGTGCTGGCACTGTAACATCTATTGCTACGGGTACAGGTCTAACTGGTGGAACCATCACCACTTCAGGAACACTAGCAATTGATACTACTGTTGTTCCTCAGTTAAGTGCTGCCAATACCTTTACAGGAAATATTACAGCTCCAAAGTTTATAACTTCTGGTGGTACATCAAGTCAATTTGTTAAGGGCGATGGAACCCTAGATACTGGTACATTAGACATCACCACATTTGATGACCTTAGGTACCGTTTTGACGGTATTGAGAGTCGATTTGTACCTACCTATCAAGGTACCCAAGTAGCCATTACCAATCCACTGAGACTTTTTATCACTATTAATGGTATAGTTCAGTCAATAGATCAATCAGTGGTTGTATGGGATTCTCCCTTAAAGCCGGACGGCTTAAGAGTAGATAATGACGGATACCTGGCATTTTCCGAAGTTGTTCCTGCAGGGTCTTCTTTTAGTGGTAGACTTATGCCTGGAAGCAGCATAACAACCGTAAGCACAACCTATCCGTTTAAGGCAGCGGATTTACTTATAGGAGCGTTTTAAGACATGGCAAGAAAGATCTTATTTGATACGGGATATACATTTAACCCTACAACATCAATTGTATCCACAACAGGAACAGTTGGATTAATTGTTGCATCTGCAACTTCACCTTGGACAGCAACCATTACTGGTATGA